TGGCTGTATGTTACGTAAAGCCGATTACATATTTTCGATGATCGCGTCACCAAACTCTGAACATTTCAGCAGTTTAGCGCCATCCATCAGGCGTTCGAAATCGTAAGTCACGGTCTTGTTAGCGATAGCGCCTTCAACACCTTTAACAATCAGGTCAGCCGCTTCGAACCACTCCATGTGACGCAGCATTATTCTTGCAAAACAATGTTATCCAACTGATTTTGTTGCATAAAAAGCAAGAAAATATTGCTTTTCATGCACTTTGCTAACGGAAATAAACGCTATAAAATCCAATAGGTTGCATTGAGTTTTGGGGAAGACTTTTATCGCAGCTCTGTATGAATTTCACTCATTATAATCTCAGATTGGCACTGGTAACAGGTTAATAACAGCTACACTCATTTTACGACTGGCAGGTCTGCAAAACGGGTCGTTTAAGCTGGTGAAAGCATCTCTCGCTTCATGGCCCATGACCTTTCAATCCCCTGTCCCGCGAAAAATAAATTGGCCTTCCCGCTCTGATTTAGCCCATCTAATACTCGCATCAGAGCTTCGCTGTTAGGCTTATCTTTGATTTTTTGGTAAAGCGATATGGTGATTAGGTGGGTGCCTAAACCCGTACTACCGTACTACCGTACTACCGTACTACCGTACTACCGTACTACCGTACTACCGAGGGATCTTAAATCAGTATTTAAAACTAATAAAATCATGATGATATATGAGTTATTCATAATTTAGTTGCTTTAACAGCGCCTTTGATATCATATACTTAAATTTGCGCAGCAGCCTATATTATGAAGACTTTATACTCACCGATTGTACAGTAACTTTAGGAAAAAAATTCATGTCAGGAATGATGCATCCTACAGAGCAAATTCATTACATCGCAAAAAAAATAAAAGAAATCCCAGCACTGAATCCCCCATTTGAGCATTCTGATAACTTGATCGAAGACTTTACGTCTAGAGTTGATTCCTTTTATATATTAATGAAGGATTTATCGAAGGATGAAAATCTTACCATTATGGCTGAGGTTCCAAACAGATTAAGAAGCATTGAGGCATTAAAATTAGGAATTACAGAATCTTTAAAGCACCACTTAAGCGGCAATATAAACCAATCATATAAAAGGTTTGACCACGCTTTAAGCAATACTAAAATAATCGATTATCTATCTGAAACAGCCGTCCCACTTAATAAAATATGTAATTCCTTAAAAAAATTCTATCGAGTGAGAACAAGCAATACCCCCTTAAACAGAAGGGAGGATTTATTTCATATCCCATTTAACTTAAGACATAGAGTAAACACTCAGAGATACTCCATCTCTGGCTTACCATGTCTCTATTTAGGGTCATCGATATTAGTTTGCTGGCACGAAATGGGCAAACCCGACTTTGATAAGCTTTATATCTCAGCTTTTAGCGGAACTGAATCATCATCGGATTTAAAAATAATAGACCTGGCTTTTAACCTAACTTCAACATTGAGTTTCACAATGCTTGATAAGTTTGAAAATAGTGATGATGATTTAATGGAAAAAGCCAAATCAAAGATAGTCAACTTAATTCTTTGGCCATTAGTGTTAGCCTGCAACTATAAAAAAAGGCATAATGCCAGTTTTAATATTGAGTATGTTATCCCAAATTTATTGATGGAATGGGTGAGCAGTTCCAAAGCAAAAAACATTTCTGGAATTGCATACAGAACCACTAAATTTATTAACAATAAAAATCAAGAGATTGGCATCAATTTAATACTACCGCCAAAAAATGATGAAATGATGGATGAGAATTTATCTTTTTGCCCAACGTTATCAAAAAGCTTTAAGTTAACAAATCCAATTTCATGGCAAGTTTTCAGAACTTTAAACTCTGACTTTGGCGAAAACTCCTATACCTTAAGGGCCGAATCATCTCCTAATACCGGTCTCATTGATAATTTCGATGATTTTTTAGTAGATAATTACAAACTTACAGAATTTAATCATGTCGAAAGTTTGATTGGAAATTTAATGAGATTTGACCACGTAAACAATGGAATCTCATAAAATAAAACAGATTTCATTATATAACTAACTCCGCAGCCCAGACTATATTTAGTTTGGGCTTTAAAAATCCCCAACATTATATTGGCCAACTCCCCTGCTCATAAATCGCTGTAACTTCATGCGTAACCACTTCCACAACGGCAACATCCTTAAGAAAGTCGTCTTACAAATTAAGTTCGTCATCGGTAATTACGCGGCGCAGATGCAAAGAAGCATGATCCCATTCCTTAAATCCTGATAAGTTCAGCAGGACTATATTACCGTTCTGTGGCCTACGTTTGTCATCGACAATACAACTAGACTTTTTCCATTCAAATATAAAATAATCGTGCTGCTAGTCATAGGCTTTTTCACTTGTAGAGTCACCTCACTACTGGCAGATCCGAATATCGAGTAGTATACGCTGGCGATAGCATTTCGCGCTTCATTGCCCACGTTTTCTGAGTACCCTGCCCTGCAAAAAAAAGACTGGCCTTGCCGCTCAGGTTAAGTCCATCAATTACCCGCATCAGGGCTTCGCTATTCGCCTGCGGCTGATATTCGTCAAACAGGTTAAGCTGAGCCACTCCTTGGCTGTAGAAGTCGCCCAACATGACGCCTGCTTTCATATATCGGTGTCCGTCTACCCATATCCTGTCAAGCGCGTCCATGGCAACCCGGATAATATCGCGAGTGTCGTTCGACGGAGTTAGCAGTTTGCCGGTTACCTGATTACCATAAAATACCTCGCCGTCAGCATACGGGCTTGTCCGAACAAAAACGGCTATTTGAGTGCAGTACTGCCTTTCCTTTCTCAATTTTTCGGCAGCGCGTTCTGCAAAAGCACACACCGCCTGACGCATATCCATGTAATCAGTGATACGTGTACCGAACGACCGAGAGCAGACTATTTGCTGTTTAGTGGGTGCGAACTCTTCAAGTTCAAGACAGGACTCGCCGCGCAGTTCTCTGACGGTACGCTCAAGCACTACGTTGAAATGTTTGCGGATGATCCAAGTGCTCTGGTCTGCGAGGTCTTTCGCCGTGTTGATACCCATGGCATTGAGCTTTTTACTAATACGTCGTCCTACTCCCCATACATCCTCAACAGGCACAAGCACCATCAGCTTTCGCTGCCGGTCGATATTCGACAGATCAACAACGCCGCCGGTCTGCTTCCACTTTTTGGCGGCATGATTTGCCAGCTTGGCAAGAGTCTTGGTCTTGGCTATGCCAACGCCTACGGTCAGATGCGTATTGCGTTTAATCGTCTCACGCACTTCCCGTCCGAAGTTTTCCAGTACCATGCAGTTGCGCACACCAGTCAGGTCCAGGAAAGCTTCATCAATCGAATAGACTTCCACGCTGGGAGCCATCTGTTCGAGCGTCGTCATTACCCGGTTACTCATGTCCGCATAGAGCGCATAGTTCGAACTGAAGACATGGACGCCATGCTTTCTGAATTCGCCTTTAAGCTTGAAGTAAGGCGCTCCCATTGGTACCTGCAACTTTTTGGCTTCTGCGGATCGTGCAATGACACACCCATCGTTGTTCGACAGAACGACCACTGGTTTGCCGCGTAAGTCAGGACGAAAGATCGTTTCGCAGCTCGCATAGAACGAGTTCACATCAACCAAGGCGAACATCACATGCCGCCATTAGGATTGAAGACCTGAAACACGCGCTCATCACTGTCTGTAGGTGAGATATCTCGGAACGTAGTCGTATGCGTCTCTATCCATTTATTCGCAGAGTTGAGGGTGTAATGCCAGTTTATCCGTTCAAGCTCTTTCACAAAGTCGAGTGTACTGATGGTGAATCGACCTCCAGCATCGCGCTTAATCGCCTGTCTGAAAGCCATCATGATTTCATAGTCGCGCGGCATGATAAATCCCCCCCGATAGGTACTGTATAGATAAACAGTAATATCGCTATAGGGATTTGATCAAGCCTAAACGGGACGCATAATTGTAAAGGCGTTGATGATGCTTAACTTTTAGGCAAGTGGGTTAGGTCGCGGACAACTAATCTCAAATTACCTACCCCGCCGTCTGTAAAGATATGAGCGGTCTGTACCTGCCCCGTCGCCGGGGCTTTTTATAATACTGCTCAGGTCTGCTAAGAGTGATCAGCGGAAAGCAGGCTATTGACTCAACCACAATCTTGTTATGCGGTACACTTAACTTAAAAAATTACTAATGAAAGTAGTTTTTTTGCCGATATATCATTGAGATTTATTCAGGATGGCACGTGGGCATTTGCTTTTACCTGACTATCCACTTGTAACTTCGTTGACTACCGCCCGATAAATCTAAGTTGTGAATTCAATTGGCCGATGCAACGTGAGCAAACAATCTTGATAAGGCGTGATTAAGTGGCAGTTGTACAAATTAAGTGGGAGTGGCTGCAGTGGAACTGCCGTCAGACATGGAAAAAAGATGTCCTTCCAGTATTGCAAAGCAACGGTGTTAGTCAGGAGGATCTCAAACGATGCGTTTATGTCATCAGGCTTGATGGTCTGTTCGCTATTGAGTATCCACGCGGCATTTCTCCGACGGTCTACATCGGCGAAGGAAACTTTGAACAACGGATTACTCAGCATAAGAACTGGCTGATGGATCTCGCGGACCTGCAAGGCGAGCATGAGTTCCTTATTGGCTATTGTTTCCCTCGGGCGAAAAACGCTTCAAGGGTTTATTCTGAATTCGAAGCAATGCTAATTCATGAGTTCCGAAACATTTACGGCGCGGCTCCGTTACGAAACAAACAAATGGAATTTCAGAAATCAGATCACGATTTTCAGCCAATTAGCAAAATTCGTAGCGCTATCATGATTCGTAAAGGGAAGCGCTTTCATTGGGCGGTAAAGCCGATGAAAAGTTCATCCATGTATGATGTTTACCATCGCACTATGGAATAGACCACATCTTTTTGAGAACATCTGGATAACAAGGCTCTAAGCGTTATAAATTTACGTGTGCTTCTGACGCACAGCAGACAAGCACTTGACGCTTAAGGCCTGCTAAAAATGAGAAGCGGAAGAAACCTTTACGCAGAAATGAAAATTACCGAAAATCGCCATTCGGCTGCGCACAGGTTAATTATCATAAATTTTAGGGTTTAGTTTATTTCTGGAGAAGGATATGATTAGTTTTATAACTACTAATACAGGGGTTATATTTAAATATGATCCAGAAGCAGCTGATAGATCTTGGGTGTGGGATGAATTGCAAACTCATTCAATTGTAAAAATTTCTCGAATTTTTAATTTTGTCGCCAACGATCTAATCAACCCCCCATCAGCCGATGAAAATTTTGATGATTATATTTATGAGTTTCGATTTGGGGATTTTAGTGGTGAATATATTGCCATACCCGGCTCTGTTTTAAATATTAAAAATGATTTATATATAAGCAAGAACATTGATCTTAGCAGGAGCATCTTTGCCGCTGAGCGTAATATTTCTATTTTTGGGAGACTTTCGCATCTACTTAACCACAGCAATCCCATTTTTATTGGAGGAGAAGCTATGGGGGCAATACCTACTAATATATTCAGTGAATTGTTAAGAAAATTCCCTAATTCACACGAAGTGGATAAATATGCTGATGCTAGAGTACATTTAATCCTTGAGCAATATGTGGATGGTATGAAGGATGCCAGAGGCCATTACGAAGCATATCTTAATAAAGTAACACCCAAAACAAGAAGCTCTCTAGATTTAAGCGTCATTAATGAACTGGAAATAGAAAAATATACTTTAATTAGAGGCTCTATCGAGGATGCATTAAAAACAAAAGGTCATTGGTCCGAAAAACAATGGCAAAACCTCATGGTGCAATTCCTATTGCTTTTATTTCCAAAATATATTCTCGTTGTTGAAAATATTACTATCCATGATCACTATAGCACCCCAGGCAAGAAAAAAGATCGATACATTGATATAGGTTTAGTTGATTCTAGTGGGAATCTGGATATTATTGAAGTTAAAAAGCCTTTTGACGATAAGATCTTGCGAAAGACTGAATATCGCGGTAATAGCATACCAACATCTGAATTAAGTGGTGGTATTATGCAAGCTGAAAAATATCTATTCCATTTATCGAAGTGGGGAACAAAAGGTGAAGAAAACCTTACAAAAAATTATGCATCCAGACTCCCTTCTGGTATGAGCATTCATATTTCTTACCCAAAAGCCATCATCATTGTTGGACGCGACCAGATTGGTGATGGAAATATGACAACAAATCAAAAGCTCGATTTCGAAATTATCAAGCGCAAGTATACTAATATGATGGATATCATTACCTACGATGACCTCCTGAGGAGACTTGACCGTACAATTTTCGCACTTAGGAATTGAAGAAATTGATGCCGCAATTCCAGTATGTCAACGTAACTTTAGAAAAGTCCGCTACTGCCACTATGGGACGAGGTAACGGTCCACTATCAACAGACAGCAGACGTGGCAGCTAGCAGATTGCAATTGTCATCAGGTTTCGCTTATGTAGCATACCTTTATTTTAATATTAATAGGAATTTATTCTAAATCAGTCAATTAAGTAATACAACTTTAAAACTGGTAGTTATAGGGATAATATTATGAATATAGATTTGAATACTATTTTGCATGATGCTGTAAAAGATATGCCTGTAGCAAACATAATTGTAGTTGGTAAAACAGGCGTCGGTAAAAGTTCTCTTATAAATAGTGTATTTAGAGGGAATTTTGCTAAAACAGGTGTTGGTAAACCAGTTACTGAAAACATTCAAGTTATTAGAAAAGCTGGCGTTCCTTTACAAATCATTGATACTCAAGGGATTGAGGTTGCTGATTATGAGAAAACAAGAATAAATATAGAGTCATATATTAGCGAGAATAACAATAGTGAGCTTTCAGAAAATTATGTTCATCTTGCATGGCTATGTATAAACGACACTGGGAAAAGATATGAAGAGGCTGAAATAAGCATTGCTAAGTATCTTGTGAGTAAGGGCATACCAGTCATCATTGTACTTACCAAGTCCAATGCATTTAATAATAATGAATTCGCCGACGAAGTTAGGAAGGCTTTCAAAAATTACAGTCATGCGGTCTGCATAACGAGAGCCATCGAAGAAGTTGTTTATGATGATGATGCAGAAGAAATATTAGGCACAAGAAAAGTCAGAGGAATTGATGAGTTGATTCAAGTGTCTTATGAGGTCATTCCTGAAGCTCAAAAAAAGGCCTTCTCCAATGCTTTGTCAATTAAAAACAAAAAGGCATTGGATATAAAAAAGGAGCAGGCTAGTAAAGAAGTTTTGGCAGCCTCAGCGCTAGCAGCAGCTGCTGCTGCTGCACCAGTACCATTTTCAGATGCATTTACATTAGTGCCGATACAAGTTGGGATGATAGCGAAGATAAGCTATACGTTTGGGATGGATGTATCGAAAGCTGCTCTTACAACAATGGTTACTTCATTAGTTGGTGCTGGAGGAGCAGTATTTATTGGCAGGACTATTGTTGCAGGTTTACTTAAAATGATTCCTGGTGTTGGTTCTGTCGTAGGGGGGGCTATATCAGCAACAACTGCAACTGCTATAACTAAAATCTTGGGTGATGCTTATGTTTTAATACTTCATAAGCTCGCAACAGAGTCTGAAAATGGTGAGATAGACTTTGAATTGGCAGCAAAGTTACTGAAAACGAAAGTATCATTCTAACCGAGTTTGTCGACGGTGTGAAATTTCACACCGTATTTATAAAACATTCAAATTGTGCTTATAGCACAAAGTGTACATTTTTATATTTTAAGATTGGATGTGTGTTGCCTGCCCCTCCCCAGGGGCTTTTTGTATTTGCAGTAGTACCGACAGTGCAATACTGGCCGCTAGGTCGGCACGACTGTCTGAAAGGCGCAGAATCATGTTAGCGATAGCTTCCGGCGTTACAGCTTCCCCTGAGCTCATGAGTTGCCAGACAGCTGCTCCCATAGCCATGCATGCTGCATCGTATGCCTTTTCTTCAAATCCCTTTCTCATAAAGCTCCTCCCTATTCAGTGAAACCCGAATATAACCTATTCATTTTCTCTTGGAATATTCAGAAGTCAGATTTGCGGCACGCATTCCAAATAATATTTATTGGATGCACTGCATACGAAAAAACCCGGCATAAGCCGGGCTGGTGTTGGCGAAATTAGATAATAAAGTAAAACTAATATAGGGAACTGATTATTTTATTTAAACCTAGAATAGTAACTATCCAGATTAAAGCGCACCCCATTAGCATCAGCTTCCATACAGTCTTCCTTTCCATAATACGTTAGCCTCCTCTAACAACAATAAAATATACTCCCCCTCTTCTCAGTCATAACTGGTTGTACCGATCAATAATGCGATATTGATCGGTGACACAGATCGATTGAGCTAGGTTATTGATATTCAATGAATTTAACGACGAAACTTTTACTAATGGACTGTTTTATCCACCAGCAGCCACATACATCTCATTTAGGTAGTTTTTTAATGCAGCCTCAGCTTTCTCAGATGTTGCATTGCTCCCATCGAAGGCATATCCAAAACGAAAGCGGTAATTAAGTATCGCTCCATCTAATTTCAACGAATAACAGCACACTAACTGCTGAGGATCAGTTTCTGTAATTTCAATAACATCTAGAAACTCAAAATCAACATTGTAATAACCTCGATCATCAGGCGCACCGAGACCATCAATGATTGATTCATCAGGAATAAATTTTGCTTTAAATGTCATTAAATTGGTTTCCACGGATCAGAGGGATTATTTACGGGATGCCATAGCCCGTCATTTGACGCGTATAGCATCTGCATTTTTGGTGTGCGTGTGGTATCAGTGCAGAAACACATTCCGTAAGTCGTTTTCGCTGGGTCTGGCAGTTCTGCGTATGTGTAACGAGGAAAGCGAATAGCATCATTAAATTGCTGATACTGTATGTATCGCTTTTCACCGTTGATAAAGATAGAAATCCAGTCCGTTGCAGATACAGATTTCACATTTGAGGAGTCTAAAAGTAAGTCACCCGAATCCAGATCCATGCCAAACCCATTTCCGCCATATGTGCCAGAGTTTATGGCCCAGCGTCTTGGTACAGCCACGTTGTTGGCAATGTCATCAACATTGGATAACTGCGAGTTAGAAGGCACAAAGTAAAATGGCGAGCCTGAATTCATGCGCGGAATACTGTTTGTTTCAATGAAAACCCCGGTTGCCCGCGCATATTGTGCGACCTTCACATAGATGTGTATGGTCTGCCAACTATGTACAATTCTGATCTCTTTGACGGGCGTACCCCCCTCACCATGCCAGTGGGCTTCTATTGTGCCGGTAGTGGCGTCGTTAGGTTTTTTCATCTCAACATACAAACGAGCTTCACCGCCGCCGAAATTGGTTGAGCCTGGGCGTGTAACAGGCGTCGCCGTGGTTTCCCAGCCGGATGCACCCAAGAAACGCACTATCGCAGTGTGGCCCAGTACAGGCAGTACGATGCGCCCGACATAGAACCATGTCTCAGCATTATTGGAATTTTTTAAAACTGTGTCTGAGTAAGTAAAATATGCAGCCAAACCAGATCGCATGGATGCACCTGTAGCCGTAATACTGGTGCGGCCCTGATCCATTGCGTTTGTTACCGAAGGAGGCAGGCTCTTTCCTTTATCCATGTCCGGCGTATATCCAGATAAAGTGTCATCAAGCGTTGCGCCCTGAGCATAACGGCAGTTGAATTCAACTGTTTTTGCCCATTTTGTTTTAGCCGGATAGGTGGAGTTCTCCATTATGACGGTGTTCAGAATCCACCCGCCTTGTGAAATATCGTAGGTGTACTCGTTATTAGAAAACCAGACGTTGTACATCAGGCTCTGACCGCAACGAATCAATTGCAGTACCTCAACAGTCGTATTGCTTGAGAAGTTGCTATTTGTAATCTCTATGGCTGTAGAGTGGTTCCAGCCGCCTTTTTCAGTGTTCGACCATCCTGCCCGTAAAAATCCGCCTGACGCTTTTGAGCAGTAAATCTGATCAAATTTGGTATCAATGGTGTCCTGAACATCAAACACCAGACCACCGGTATCGTTGCAGCGAAACGATTTAACGCGAATGTACTGACCAGCAGGGCAAACGTTTTTATAAAACGGCGTTACCGTGCCCGAGCCAATCAGGTGCAGACCGCTGATTTCCATCCGACGGGCATTGACCTGAAAAACGGGTGTGGTTGACGTCTTATCAACAAAGTACAAGCGGGTCAGAGGAACAGCGCCATATTCAACATCAGGACCACGGAACCTGAAGGTGCCCTGCTCAGCCTCGCCCGAAATGTCGAATGTCGAACTCAGGGCTATCTCACCTGCTGGTGTTCGTACCCCAACAGAATTCCCTGAGTGCCCCTGCATGCCATAATGCATCCGTTTCACGGCTGGCATATCGTCTGTCACGCCATCCATTACCGCGCCGTAGTGCGTCACATTTAGCATTTCAGGGGTGCAATTACGTTTCCAGCGCTTGCCACCCTTGGTAACGATGATATACCCGCTATCGTCTGCCGATGAGGTGTCGTCCTGCCAATAAACGAACGTGCCGCCCCCTCTACCCGTGCCGATGGTGTACTCACGCACAAATATACGCTGCCCATCCATTTCGGGCTCTGTTGCTCGCAGCGTTATGATGTCAGGACACTGGCCGACCTGTTTCAGCCCATCATTACCGGCCAGTTCCTGACGTAGTGCAGCATCTGCAACACCCACCAGCTGGACAGAATCAATGGCCCAGCTGGTGGTATCATTGCCGGTAGTCGTCCAGGGTATTTCTGTTGCGCCAGTGAGTTTATAGAATTCCCCCTGATAACGAATAATCTGGTTGTACGAATTGATTGTGAGCGGACCATTTTCATAGTCGCCGACCACCTCATAGCCTGAGTTTTGAATGAAATAATTAAACTGATCGGATTGGCTGGTGATCTGGTCGGTGAACTGTTTTTCCTGCCCGGTGAGCTGGGTATTAAACCGGTCAGATTGGCTGCTGAGCTGGTTCTCAAAATCCGCCTCCATTCCGCTTACGGTTTTATGCCTGACACCGAGACGGTCTGTGTATTCCCCCGAAGGTGACGTAACAAACTCATCAATTTTACCGGCATTAAATTTCAGGTCGCGGGGTGATTCGCTGGGTACTGGATTGTTAGTTGGTTGGGTAGCCATATTTATTCCATAAAAAAAGCCAGCACGAGGCTGGCTTGGTGATGGGATTCGTCAATCAGGGGTAAATCAGGTCGCTGTACTCTGTGAGGGTAAGCGCTGTCGTCCCATCGCTACCGGGCTGTTTTTCAGTAATTATCCAGCGCGTGGCGTCGAGCTCCTCAGTCGTGGCAATCACATATCTCGATGGGGATTGCACCTGATACCCGTCATAAATATTCAGGTCGATAGCCGGGATAGCAGCAGTAAACCCATAATCGGTATCACTGCGCGGCGTGGCCGGATAACGGGCGGTTATGTTTCCCATGCTGTCGGTAATCATGACGTACATCGCTCCTATGAATGTGATCCGCTCATTCGTTTCGAAATCGTTGCCCGAGCGATTGACGATATAGCCCGCCTGATGGTTTGTGTCGTAGGTATCTGGCACCTGGACCATATCCCCTACGTTGCACCACTCGCCATCCGCCAGCGCCGTTATGCCCATGCTCATACGCGAGTAGATAAGGCGGCGACACTCTTTCTGTGCGCGGTAGTCGGCCTGAAAATCATCGCGGACATACATCATCTCGAATTTTTTCGCCTTGGCTGGTGCTCCAAGCTCAATCTGGTCATTTCGCACACGATAGCGGATGAACGCCTGTTTGTTGGTAGTTGGATTGCGGTACTGCACCTCAACGCCGTCATACCCACCCGGCAACGTCATTTCATAACTCAGCGAATAGCCCGCGTCTGTGGTATTGGAACGGTTAAACACGGTTGCTGGCGCTGTCCGCTTCTTATCCAGCGTGAACGACAATATCCCGTCATCCCAGAACACAGTGACCCCGGCAGCATCGCAAATTGTCTCCATCCTCTGACCTAGGGAAACATCCTCATCATCAAACGTGTAGTCAAAATATGACAGGCGCGGATCAATGGCATCCAGCTCAGCCTGAATCAAGTAGAGGCCATTAATATCAATAGAGCTCTCAGCCTGCTCGCCCACCACCAGCCAGTTATACAGTGCGATATCTGAGAATTTACGGGATGCCCGTAACCTGTAATCAACAGACTGTGTGGTCATGTTGTAGCTGATCACATGGCGATTAATCAGGGCGTTATATTTCCGGTCGCGGGCGCTGGTGGCATTTTTCGTCTGACGCACAGTGACCCTGACCAGCGTGTCGTTCGGGTAGCTCACATTGTTGCGGATATTGACGCCGTGAATCGCCTCAACTTTCAATCGGCTCTTGTCACTGCTGTTATCAGTCCTCTGAAAACTCACCGAGTAGCGTCCATACCCGCCGACAGGGGTGATTTTGTCGGTGCGGTAAAACGTCTCTGAGGTGGATTGGTGCGGGGTAGTCTGCCGGTAGGTAAACGTCTCAGATGTGCCAGGAATCTGAGCATTGTTCGCATCCACTTTCCAGATCGTCAGCCGCCAGTTGGTCTCTGATTTGCCACCCAGCGCGGACTGTGTATGAATCCACAATTGCGATGATTCAACCGGCGAGAAAAACGGTCCTATCACAAGCGCCTGATTATCATTGAGAACAAATTTGGAGGTGTTTATAGTGGCCGTTGAAATGTATGAGACATTAGATCCCTCAATCTCACTCAACACGAAATTATAATAATAGACCGGCTCCGTCTCTGGCCCCTCGCTCGTCTCGTCTGCAGAAATCAGGTTTCCGGAGAGAGTAAAATCCTGCGTTACGCTCCCCCTGGCTGTGGGGTACGTCGCGTTGATCGTAAACTCCACGGCATGGGGCAGAGCCAGCCCCATAAAATAATCAAAAGTCGCCTCCTTGGCGATTTTCATCAGAATCTGTCCACCAGCATAGTTACCACTGATCACGCTGGTGGCTGATGCAGACTCAATCGGAAAATCGTCAGATTCGTTTTTACCCGGCACATCCTGACCATCCACATCATCAAACTGATAGCCCTCCTGGATAGTTCCGATGATGTCGCCAGGGTTGTAGATGGTGAATGACGCCCCGGCCATCGATCCTAGATTCGATTCAGAGAATCGCACGGAGCTGACCGTATACCGGCCCAGGCCAAAATTCATAAACTCAGTCAGATATTTCAGGTTGTCCGAGTACTCAAAAAGAGACTCCTGAATGAGGTCAGGAAACGCTCGGATGAGCCCAAAATTGTCAGGTTTGGCTTCGCCGTTGCGCGCCAGGTTTGTCTGCCCCTTGAGACTGTTATTGGAGGAGGTTTTCGTCTGACCAGTATTACCAATACCTGGCATTTTTATGAGACTGGCCAACACCTTTTTAGTAAATTTGATGGGGTTGAAGTGTTCGAAGGGGTTTAAAAGTGTTTTGGCGAGGCCGCCTGAACGCGGCTGATCAAAAATGATAATCTGGTCGTTTTCCTCCAGTGCAAAACCAATCTCATCATCGTCTCTCAGCTCAACCCCATTCCGGTTTATCCGAACATCCCGGTGAAGCTGCTGCTGTTCCAACCACTCACTGAAAACCTGCCCGGCCTCTACATTGACGCGTTCTTTAGGCAGCCCCGGTACGCGCTGAATCTGAATGATCGGCATAAGCTTTAAACTCCACTCTGGTAAAAAGTTTTTTAATCGTGCGGATGCTATCGGCTCTTACATTCCCGCACTCGCCCCGGCTATGCAGAGCCATGCCGTCAACCGTCAGGCCAACATGAACGGGCTGAGCGCCGTAGTAGGCAATGAAAATGCCGCCATCCCGGAAAATCTCCGTGTCATCCCAGAAAATCACCTCCTCCGCAAAGCAGCTCATAAAGTCGCGTCCTGATTCATAGTCCTGAGAGTGATGAATCTCGATACCCAGCACATGCCGGTAGTAGAGGACCACCAGCCCCCAGCAGTCCATAGCCTCAAATGTGCAGGCGCGATCTGCCCACGGCACACCCGTCACCCTCTCAATGAATTCTGATTTACGCATTCTGGAGTCCTGGGAATTCCTCTGGGGTATAGAGTTGGGAGATGTTGTTGTTCAGTGGGTTTTTCAGCGTCAGACTGACAGTAACGTCTGAGGCGTCCATGCTCACGTCGCTCACGTATAGCGTCCAGGGCTTAAGCGGCGTGTTCATGTCGGAGGCATCAAAACGCATGTAGGTTGCTGAGATGGGTGTGATCCGCCCTGTACCCCTCCATAATTTCAGCTGCTGCTTAAAATCCTGAGCCATGCGAGCGAACTTTAGCGTACTGTTGATTACCGGCGTGCTGCTTTGCTGGCTCTCAGTAATCTCCATCATGCAGGGTGTATAAACCTCGCCCGCAAAAGTTTTGGGGAATATCTGTTTATCCACCAGCCGGACGTAGCCAAACTCCGGGTTATAAAAGGTTATGGTGTCGTAGAGAATCCGGTTAGGGCGGCGGCTTTTGAATTCACGGAAAGTCGGCATTATTCCACCTTGGGTAGTGATTCTTTATCGCGTCCATCGGGATAGCCGGTGACGATTATGTCCAACCAGCTGGCCCACGGCGGCGGGAACTCGATCAGATAGTCATCGAACTCGTCATCAGAGTTTTTCAGCTCTCTGGCAACAACGTTCCCGGTCCATGTAAACGTGGAGCCTTTCTGGCTCCATGTCGGAAATGCTGTGAAATGCAGCTCCTGAACCTCAATACCCGTATCCCCTGTACCGGTCGAAACGCGCATGTTGAACCACTGATTACCGTTATCCAGATAATTAGGGCTGCGTAACCACTGAGTGAACGCCCTGTGCTGGGCTGCGGTGAATACCCATGTCAGGTTGAACGACGTTTTCAGATCGTCAGTTAATTTCTGGAAAATGGGCGCACCAACCTGTGGCTGGTCAGTGCGAAACCCTGTATCGCTGGTGGGGTTTTTATTGGATTTCTGAGCCAGTGGAAGCCACTCGGGGTAATCAATTGCCATATCATTCCTCAGCAAACAAAAAACCCGCCGTAGCGGGTCTGTTAAACAATCTCATGGGTGCAGGTGGGTAGTTGATGAGTCTGTGACAGTTATTCCCTCGCTCTCCTCTGCGTTTGCAGATTACTGGTAATTGAGGCACTCATTGGCCCACCCTGGTCCATATCCATGATGAACGCCTGAACGGTTAGCGTGTTACCGCTCTGTGTTGCCTGTGCGTCATAGGTATGCGAGCCTGAGGTGTAATCATTGAACTCAATAGAGACCTGAATTTGCCCGCTGCTGCCAGAGTTGATGTCCTTATTGCTGATCACCTTGCCATTATCACCGGGGATCATGAACTGCTTGCCACTGCTGGCCTGATAGATTTCAGGCATGCCACCTTCACCTACCTGATACATAGAGCCCGCTGACACCGGCCCGCCGTTTTTGCGTTTGCCTGACAATGCAGTAATCAGCCCGAATGACGCCAGAAGCGCCGCACCACCTACTACAGCCGCAGCACCAAATGAACCGATAGATGCGACCAGAGCAGCGGGCAACCATGCCGCCAGCGTTGTACCTGCTGCTGCTGTACTCGCTGCTGTCGTGGTTGCAGTCCCGGCCACGGATGCTGCCGTTGTAGTTGTGATGGCTGTTGTTTGAGCTGCAGCCCCCATCACTGAAGAGCGGACCCATTCAGCACCCATTTGAACGAAGGAGTTGATCAGTGTGTTCAGCGCATTGCTGGCAAGAGAGGACACCGCCTCTCCGGCTGCCATGCTCCCCGTAATCATCCCTGTGAATGCGTTAGATGCACTCCCGGCAATAGAGTCAAACGAAGCAGCCAAGGCTTCATTACCTGCGTTCTGATTGCGCCATAACTGCCACATAGCTGCTGTACGTTGTTGCTCGTACTCCGTATTGGCCGCCGTGCGTAGTGCAAGCCCCTGCTGCTCAGTGATGGTTTTATTGGCCTCAAACTGCTGGATTAATGCCAGTTTCTGGGCGTTCTCGTTTGCCAGTTGCTGAACCGGATCAACTGTACCGGCAGCAGATTGCTGTGGTGTAACTACCTGGTCAGCGCGAATTTTAGCGAGATTAACCTGGTGCTCCTGCTCAAGGCGTTCTGAGAAGGCGTTAAATTGCGCCTGACTAATCTTTTTGGCGGTTAGCGCAGCCTGCAGATCAGCCACATCCTGTTTATAGCTGGCATTCTCTTTAGTCTCGGGCAGGAGTTTTTCGGCTGCTGCCTGAGCGCGGATGGCGTTGCTGGCGTCCCATTTGGCGGCGGCATACTCCCCGGCCTGTTTAATATCTGCCTGAGTGGCAGCGCTGCCGAGGGACTGCTGAGCGGCAAGAATCGCCTGTTCGCGACTGAGTTGGCGCGTTGAATCAGCCACCAGCTCCGATTGCTGCTTCAGGTTAGCCAGTTTCTGGGCTATGGATTGTGCCTGGGTCTCTGCTTTCTTCCCTGCTGACACCCCATCACTGGTTTCTTTATTGCGGGCCTTCTCCGCGAGCTGCAGGTCGTACTGAGCACCAGCCAACTGGCCTGCAGCGTTGATCTGATTCTGGTTCCCTCCCCTTTCAGTCGCCTCCATCCTCGCCTTAGTGACCGCACGAAGACGCTTATCGGTGATGGCCAGAAGCGTATTTTCATCCTCTAACGCTTTGTTATAGGCGTCGGCCTTTTCACTGCGGGGTATCTGCAGGCTGGTGGAGTTGAATTTTTCCTTTGCCCGGCTGGCGAAATCAATCGCGGTTCCGAGCTGCCTCATCAGGCCGGATGTTAAACTGGCCTCATGTCCGTCACGTTTCAGCAGGTCAATCCCCTGTACAAACGTCCCATTCATCTGAGCGCGCAGCATGCCTGTTTTGTTGACCGTCTGGCTCAGTTTGTTCTGTGCAGTTTCATTGGCGGCGAGTAGTTGAGTGTGCTCACTCTGAGCGTCTTTTAGCTCAGAGAGGGTCATCCTGTATAAAAGACTACCCTCCTGCAAATAGCTCAGAGTGCGCCGCAAACGAGCCTGCTGCAGCTCATTAGCTTCCAGTGTTGCCTGGTTGTCCTTGATTGCATCAGCCTGGGCTTTTATGGACCGGGTGGCATTATCAATCTGAGCGGCGAGCTGCACCTGACTCATGTTTTTCATTTTGGCAATTACGCCATCGAGCTTGTCAGCAAAATCGATGCTTTCCTGCCGTGCCTGCTGCATTTTCTGATAGAAATAGAAAATCCCGGCAGCCGCTATCATTGCCACACCAGCAGGGCCACCAATCAACGCAAGCGCCCCTCTGGCGAGCCCGCCAATAGTCGTAGTTGCCGCCGCTGCGGCGGCTGCTGCCGTTCTGGTTGCTGCTGCCTCAGCAATCTGAGCCTCTGCATAGGTGGCAGAACGCTGGATGGCCACAGATTTAATGGCGATGAGGTTTTCAAGTGCGAACGCCTCCGCCGCCGATCCTCTGGCGACGTTGTACTCAGCTTGAGCCAGGGCAAGGTTTGATAACGCCTGTTCTTTATCCAGACTTGTTTTCAGCACCGTCACGCGAGCGGCGTTAGCGGTGGCTGCAGTTGATTGAGCAGTGGCCGTGGCCTGCGCTTTCGCCGCGAGGGCGTCATCTATGCGCGCTTTCGTTGCCAGCGCCAGTGCGCCTGTGAAACGCGCACCAAAAATCACAGCCGCCACACCAATCGCATTGGCGACTAAATCAAGATTCTGGCTGAGTGAAATCACCGCGTCGTTAAACACACGGATAGATGTTGAAACGGTGGTGCTTTCTCCGACAAATTTTGTGATGTTGTTGCTGGCTACAGTGAAAGCCTGACCCATTGTCAGCGCTGTGTTGGCAAATTCTTTGGCAATCGCATCACTCTGTTTGAGCAGGCCATTAACCACTACTTCGGTCGTCAGCTTGCCCTCTGCCGCCATATTGCGGAGCTGCCCGATGGTAACGCCCAGAGAATCAGCCAGCGCCATAGCGAGGCGGCTACCATTCTCCGAGATGGAGTTAAACTCCTCCCCGCGCAGAACGCCTGACGCCAGCGCCTGAGACAGTTGCGTCATGGTGGAGCTGGCCTCCTCCGTGGTTGCCCCAGAAACCGCTAACCCCTTGTTGATTGTCGAGGTGAGTGTAATGAGGTCTTGGGTGCTCGTCCCCGCGCTGCGTGTTGAGCGCTCAAGGCGGCCATAGAGGGTTGATGTAGCCTCCAGACCGGCGCGAGTATCCTGCGAAATATCGAAAACGCGCTGAGTAACGTCAGCCAGAGATTCACTTGCCCGGACTGAGTTAACCAGTTTGTTATTAACCGTCACCCACTCGTTACCGTACTGCGCAATCTGTTGCACCGATATGGCGGCCATTACACTACTGGCTACGGCGCTCAGGCGTGACATAGTGCGCTGCAGGGTTGCCACTGAGCGTTCTGCGCGGGTCACATTGGTGTCAAGACGTCCTACGGTTCCGCTCATGCCACTGAGGGCGGCATCTACCTCACGGCGGGCCGCCAGCAGGCGGGCGGTGTCCATGTCCACCTCGTAGACGATGCTGCCAGCGTTTACTGAACCTGCCATTATCTATTCTCCGGGCATAAAAAAACCCCGCCTGAGCGAGGTATGTGATTTGGACGTTTACGATCAGGCAGCTTTGGCGCGGCGTTTCTCGCGACGAGCAAAATAATCATCTGCTGCCTGGTCATACTCTTCTCTTGTGTAACCCTTTTGAGCGGGGTATTTAGCGGCCAGCATCAGCTGAAATTCTGTCATCGTCAGCTGCTGCGCTTCGTCCCGGCTGATGCCAAAATGGGTACGGGCAGCGCTGATATACTCAAACGCGTTAAATTCGTTTGTGGTCGCGCCGCTCTCATTGCGCTGCAACTGGCGCACCTTGGCTTTTCCAATGATGCCGTGCGTGATTAGCGATTGGGCGATCAGGACCATATCGAAATCATCCATTAACCCTTTGCGGCGCTTGAACGGTCTCCCTTTTATCTTTGCCGCTCTGAACTCACCGACCAACGTAGTCAAATCATCACTACTGCATGCCTCCAGCACGGTTATTGCAGCCACCAGCGCGCGTTTGCCGTAGGTGCTGGTGCGGATGTGATCAATCAGCCACAACGGGATGCGTCCATATGCAGCCAGCGCACGCTCTGTCAGTGGGGTAATTTCGTCGCTGTGCAGGTCAGCGAATACTTGAACGATTTCCTGTGGCTCACCAATACGCATCATGTTGATGAACGAGGGGCGAAACAGATAATCGGCGTCAGGGGTGCTAATCAGGCACTCACCAACCTCTTTCATTGGGACCATGACTGTTCTCCTCAGTAATCATTGTGTGGGCCTCACAGGAGACCCAGGGAATGATCACTACGCGGTCACGGTTACAGCGAAAACGGCTGTGAATGATCCATCGGTAGTAGTTACGGTGATATTGGCAGTGCCTGCTGTCGCTACAGATGGGGCGCTGACCGTCACCGTGTTGCCTTTGATGGTTGCAGTAGCGCGCGCTGGTACAGATGAGGCGACGGTAAACGTTGTATCTGACGCATCAGCTGGCGCAACGTTTACGGTGAAGCTGGTGGTTGCTCCTGCGGCAATGCTGGCGCTGGTGGGTGTGACCGTTACGCCGGTCACGGCTTCGTCTTCTCCATCAGGCTCAATTTCGAAGGTCGTGCCCTCGTTAAGTTTCAGCTCAAGGCTATAGGTCACGATTTCTTTAACACCACCGCCGTCACTGAGGCCAGATGCCACCATATAACCGATGTGATAGTAGTTACCCCAATGGAAACGCATCCATACCGTTGGATTACGGCGCGCCTTAACTTCATCAACGAAATATTTGGTGAATTGCTGAATGCCAAACTCATCAGAACGATCGTTAACGCGAACCTCACCCTCAATCGAGTAGGTTGGGTCCAGGCTGGCAATCATGGTTGAGGTAAACCCGCCATCGTCTGCGTCTGACGTCAGTGATTCGGGGCTCATATCCCATGTTGCCGATGTCGGTAGCCCGAGTAATTTCCACTCTGCTTCGCCCGGACGAGCATCCGCGCAACCATAGGCCAGTTCAAGCGTTTTGGCCCGGCCAATAAGACGGTCAAACGTGCTTTTGCACCCTTCCATATAATGTCCTCATTTCATAAAAAAGGGCCGCCTGAGCGACCCTGTAAGTTCAAAAATTTTTATTCGCCGTAGAGGCAGGAAAACATCAGGCGATAAACCAGACGCCCCTCCGTAGTAGGGATTGGTGCAGGTATTCCGCCCATGTTGGTGATCTGCCCCAGGCAGGGATTGCCTGTCGGATTCGATTTGACGTGCTCGATAATGTCCTGCACGGCAGCGTCTGCCCGGCCATTCCTCCCTTTAGCGCCAACCACATCGACCATCACATAATATTCAGCGCTGATCACAGCATCGACTGGCGTGCCACCAGCCGGACGGAAAACCATAAATGCCTCACCCTTATTGCCGGTGTCATTCCACGTCAGCAACTGAGTGGTAAACCCTGTGGTCAGTCCCGCATCAACAAAATGGTTACGCACACGGGTGTGCATTGGGGGGGTCATAACGACATTTCCTTTTGCACAACGCGATCAATAACGTCGCGGCTTTCCTCAAACCCTTTGGTCAGGAATTCTTTCTCTGCCGTAGAGCGGCGAAACTGCTGCCGGATTGCCGGATCGTGAACATAGGCCGCATAGCTGGCGGTGTAGCCCACGCGACCGGTAATGCGGGTGCCATTAACTACGATTTCACGAAACTGGCTGTTCAGCAGGTATGACGTATCGATTGGCGTATAGATGGATGCCTGCGCAGCCCCGACAATCATCGCGCTAGTCAACGCCCGAACTATGCGCCGGTCCTGAATGTTATCGACAATGCGATTAACGTTGCGCCTGACCTCCTTAATCCCTCGGACTTTAACGCCCAAATTAACCTCCTGTAATAATCGCCCAATCATCGACAAGGCGATCAAACGTGTCCTCAAAGCGGACGGCCTGCATCACTTCATCAGCGCCAGCCTTCAACGGGTCAGACTCAGCAGAGATGCCAATCAGGATGTAATCGCCCGTATCGGCATCAGCAAACTCAGTCCAGATTGTGTTTTTAACCACCAGCTCCGAACCGAGATTACCAATCCGCCTACTCAACCCACCCTGATAGCCGCAGTCGATGACTACAGGCTCAGCAAATCCCAGCGGGTCGCCATATTCATCCTGCCCCTGCAATCGCTTCCAGAACGTCGCTTTACCGGTATATGACCATCGGGCAATCTCGGACATAGTTATTCCCTCCAGCTGATTACAGCGGGTTTAAGTGCAGCTATGCGCGCGCAGTTAATGCGCCACTTGCCCGCCTCGGTAACGTAGCCTGTTGTCTGAGCGCCGCTATCCGTTTTCACCCAGACGCGCCGGAACGGCTTGGGTGGTTGTGCCGCTGGCTGCCAGTTCATCGAGTGCCACCTGGCATGCATCCGCTTTTACCAATCCAGATGCCTGCAAATGCCTGCTGAGTAGGATCGGCGGGTATTAAATCCGTGGCACAACCGTTTTTGTCGAGACCCTGTAAAAGCGCCAGCGAGCCTTTCCAGCGGTCAGAGAAAGACTGATAGCGGAATGACCGTGACGCGCCGGAAGGCGCTGACTGCGAGCTGATGTATTTGTCACCCTGCCCCAGCCCCATCAGCCCTAACAGATACATCTGGATCAGCAGTGCGGTCGCTGGTGGATAGTTGGCATCCAGACACGCCTGAATACTGTTTGCCTGCTCCACCAGCGCCTCCAGTATGAAATCAGGCAGCGTAATGCCTTGGCTGGTCAGGTACTCTTTTGCCTGTGCCGTGGTAATCATGCGCACCTCTGCAAAAAGCCCTCCACAGAGGGCATAAAAAAACCGCCTGAGCGGCGGCTGTTATTCAGTGGTTTGGAAAAGCTTTTCCAGCTCGCCATCCGGCAACAGTTCTGCCAGCCGGTCAGCTCCGAGATTACCTTTGTATGCAATACCAAGCTCATCAAGCCGGGCAGTAATGATGGCTTTACGCGCCTTGTTATCAGTGGTGGCTTCCGGGGTGGCCGGGACCAGCTCAGCCAGCATCGCCCCAGACATTCTGCGAACATGGGGCTTTAATGCCGGGTGTACGTCTTCCAGCACTACCACATCACCCACTGACACACCGTGCCAGGCTTTAACTACTTCATATTTCTCAGCCATATTGCCCCCTTATGCCACCAGCTCTGCGCCATAAACCACACCACCCAGACCATCACCATCACGCTTAACAGAGATACCTTCAGCAGACATGATCTGGTTGTTGTAGTTGCTCTGTGGCATCAGGCGCGGCAGCGGAACAATACCCACGGCCATACCCACCAATGGGGTGATAACGTCCTGGCGGCGCTCATAAGCCAGAAATTCATTACCGGTCAGGGCGTAGGATTGCTGGATAGATTCCGCTGGGATGAATTTGCCAATGGCATCCAGCACCGTGCCACCCATCAGCGCATTAGTACCGCTATTGATGTCGATAAGATACGGTTTAGACAGGTTTGCCATAATCTCTGCGCTGAGCCACAGCTTGCTATAACGCGTGACTTTATTGCGACGGGCATTGATGCCAAATGCGCCTGTCGGGCCAAAGAAGTGCAGTGCCTCCGCAGGCGTGGCTTTGGTCAGGTCGATGTTTGCACCACCAGCACCGGCACCCAGGTTAATTTTGGTAGTGTTGCGGTGGTTCTTTATTCCCTGTGCCTTATAGCCATCAACCGAGATTGATGGATCGCCGTTCAGGTAGAAGTTGACGCGGCGTTTATGGAATTTGCGCAGTTTGGCGGCCTGAGAATCCAGCATCAGATCAATGCCCACAGTATTCAGGCCAGCAGCATGTCGCCAGTTGACGCCATAACCGGCAGTGAACACAGGGATCGGGTCACCGTCGCTATCGTAATCGGTATGGTCGAACGAATACGGAGCCTGACCATCGATGCTGACAGACACGTCATCAGCAATATCGCCGGTAACGTTATACAATTTGGCTGTTTTGCCGATTGGCAGGATGGTCTGGACGCTCATCAGATCATTGATGATTTCCATACCAATTTCCTGATCGCGTAACTGGATAACCTGACGATCAAGCTCCGCCCAGAATTCGCGAGTAAAGCCGCCGATGGCGTTTGCCGCCAGCATTTCAGGCGTCATGCTCGAACGGTAGGCATTCACCATCATGTCGTGATGCTGGTTCCAGATATTACGGTTTGCCCACAGCTCATTCCAGTGACCCTGCAGGCGGCGATTTGTTGCCAGTGTTTCAGCGGTAAAATACATTTTTTTCTCCTGAT